AGAAACTATCTGGAGGAAGCATGTCAAAGAGAACTCGGTACGAAAAAGGTCACAGTATTTTTAATTGCGGTGTAAAGATGAAAATATCTAAATATGAGCAGCAAGAACTCTGGCATCAAATTATAGATGCGGCGGGTTCACGTTCTGCTAAGGAAATGTTGAAGACCGATTGCAATCTTGTTTCGATTGAACTCGGCAAAGAGTGGGGATTTGGTGAGTTTTATAACGTCTGGAGAAGTTACAAGGTACAGATCGAAGTTCTAAACAAATTTGTCGATAAATCAAAAGTAACGATGGCTTGCAAACTCGGCTTGGAAAGCAAACAAGTAAACATTGATTTTGTAAAGAAATGGAATTAAGGGAATACCAAAAAGAGGCAGCCGATAAGCTTTATTGGTTACTCGCACGAAAACAGTTTGCCTATCTCATGGGCGAAGTCCGCACTGGCAAAACTGCAACGGCTTTGAGTCTTGTTAAGCGATTAGGAATTCAACGGTGCTTATTGGTTACAAAGAAAAAAGCAATCCCAAGCATTGAAAAAGATGCCAAAGCTTTAGGAGTGCAGGACAGGGTAATGGTTATTAACTATGAACGGTTGCCCAAGTTTGCATGGACATTTTGGCAATTATTGATTTGCGATGAAGCACATTGCATCGGTGCTTTTCCTAAACCTTCGGGCAGATGGAAGAATCTAAGACAGATGAGCTATGAAAAAGTTTTGTTAATGAGTGGAACAGCATCACCAGAATCTTATTCGCAGTTGTATCACCAGTTCACTTTGCATCGACCCGTCTGGGCGCAATATCGAAATTTTTACGAATGGGCCAAGAAAGGTTATGTGGATATTGGTCAAAAATATGTTGGCACAGGCCAAACGGTAAACGATTACTCGAACGCTAATAAAGAATTAATTTTGAGAGATATTGATCCGTATGTTGTGCGGATGACTCAAGAAGATGCAGGGTTTGAGACGAAGATTGATGAAGCTGTTCGATATGTAGAGATGAACGAAACAACTTACCGATTAGCGCAAGAAATCATTGATGACGGTATTGCTGAAGTTGAAGGCCAAACAATTCTTGCCGATACGGGAGCAAAACGCCTTTCAAAATTAAAACAAATCTATTGTGGAACCTGTCTGACGGAAGGAAACGCTAAAGGAATAATTTTTGATCGGTCAAAAGCTGAATACATCAAGCAACGGTATGGAAACCATAAAATTGCAATCATGTACTGCTATGAAGCAGAGCGAAAAATGCTATATGAAACATTCTCTAATGCAACCGATAGCCCAGAAGAATTTAATGCAAACAAGGATGCTGTTTTTATTGGGCAGATCAGAGCCAGCCGTGAAGGAGTGAATTTAAGTAGTGCAACGTATCTTATTTTTATGGGCGTTGACTTTGCAGCACTCTCTTACCTCCAATCGAGAGATCGCGCAAGCTTCCTGGGGCGACAAGAACCGCCTAGAATTAGGTATATATTTGCGGCTAATGGAATTGAAAGTCGAGTTTATCGAACAGTCAGAAAGAAAGAAAATTTCACGATCAGTCATTACAACAAAGTCCGAGGCGAATTATCAAGCGCGGCTGGTGAAAAAATACGAACGGGAAGGATACGAGGTAATAAAGTTGCTTAAAACAAATAAAAATGGTTATCCTGATCTGTTATTGCTTAAACCGAATGAGGTGCGATTTGTTGAAGTGAAGGCACTGAAGGGACGGTTAAGTAAAATTCAGGAATATCGAATAAAAGATCTACGCTCTAAAGGCTTTCCCGTTGAAGTTGCCAGATCGCCTGATTAAAGTTACATTTTGTTTACATGGGATGGAATGTTCCCCATCACCCAACCCCATGTGTAGAGAAGAAGTAAGGGTAGTTAGTCGCTGCCCTTATTTCATGTCCGCAATTATTCTACTGACCATCACGGCTTTTGAGTAGTGAGAATTGGTTCCTGCTAACGGTCTTAATTTTTTATGTGTTAATTGCATGAGTCCAGCTCTGAAACCTTGAAGCCCCACAGGGCTGCGATAGACAAAGGGAGAACCGAGCAAATCTAGGAATTGTTTCATTTCGTTAAGAGAGGTGTACCGAGGTAGATAGCCGTGTATATATTAAGGAAGTCAACAACCCCATTTTGATATGACATCAACAACCGTCAAGATTCCTTCAAAATTGACAAGAGCCGTTTTGTTCTCCAAGAATCAAGATCTCGAATCAACCAACGAAGGCTTGAGCCGCAGGGTTAAAAATTTAGAACAGGAAGTCACCGTTCTATTTGCTATCGCCGCAGGACTGGCAGTCACCGCCATTCTTTTCTAGAGATGGCAAAACCACGTTCTTGGAAAGAAGTTCTTGCTCATCCTGATATTCGATTAATAGACGATGACAGGAAAGAATTTCCCGACTCAGAAGATATGGAAATCTATGTTTGGGTTCACCCTCATGTAGAGAATCCAGTTACTAACGAAATGGGAGGCGGCTTTTATGCAGGCAACATGAAAGACGTAATTAGCCACTTTTGCTGGAACTAACCACCGCCCCGCTAGTCGGGGTTTTTTATTGCCGATTTGTAACAGAGGTAGACAGAGGTGTAAAGAGGTGTATAATAAAGAAGTAAGCAACCCCAACAAATGACCTTTTTTGAAACTTTCTTCTCAGAAAAAGATTTAACTGACGAGGTTTACACGGTTACATCAGCAAACGGAACTCCAAACATCATTCCATCATCTGTTGTAATCGAAGCGGTCAAAAGAACTAAAGGCGAGGAAGCCCAAAAGATTGAAGCCATTTTGAGAAAAATTGATCTTTTAAACGGCAACATTCACCACTTCCTTCAGCACTTAGCACAAGCACTAGCCGCAGACCTCGTATTTTAATCAAGGAGCCACAAGGCTCTTTTTTTTGCCTGTTTATAGACAGAGGTGTAAAGAGGTGTACAATGAGCAAGTTCACGCATTTTCTTCCATGCATGAGTCAACTATCGCCGCCGCTAAGGCATTGGCTAAGGCGATCACGGACAATGGAGATCTTGAAGAGATCCGAATTTATAACCTTCCTGAAAACTTGGCCGACTTTCTTGAAGATTACGAGGGGGGCTAAAAACCCTCTTTTTAATGGAGATGTACGGACTATTGACACGGGCGTGTAGGGGTGTACAATTAAATATATAAGCAAACAACCCCATGAAGCTTTTTATTTTCGGCATTACTGCCAGCCTTTTATTCTTTGCAGTTACAACACAGGCATTGGAAGATATGACCCGTCAAGATTGCGAGGTTAATAATATTCAAGCGGCGTGCGCTGCATTGAAGGAGTAAGGCGGCCAACAACCCCTGCAAGCCGCCAAAACATCCCGTTACTAGCTCACGTTAGTAACATTTGTAGTTTACTAATTTTTCACTATGACTTCTGAAGAAGTGTTTAATACCTTCAATACTGTTTTAGAAACTGCTGAAAGCACACCATTTTTTAAACAGTTAGCAAGAGCCGCTTTAATTGCGACACCTGACGACAAAGCATTAATTATGAGGACATGGCCCAAGTTTGTGCAGAACTATGGCCCAGGATCTTCTTTTTATAAGGAGGCAGCATGACAAAAGGAACTGTTCAAATTTCTAACGCTCATTACCACAAGGATTCTGCAATATCAGCATCAATGCAGAAAGTAATGGCAGCTCATGGCCCTAGAGCTTATTGGAATAGTTTTTTAAATCCAAACAGACCAGAAAGGAAACCAACGGCTGCAATGGCATTGGGAACCCTTACCCATTGTGCTGTATTAGAACCAGACGAATTAGAAAAGCGTTTTGTTGTTGTTTCTTCTAGGACTACTAAGAAGGGAAAAGAAGAAGCAAAGGAAGCAAAAGAAAAAGGGTTAGAACCTTGCACCCAAACAGATTGGGATTTAGCGTTAAATATGCGTGATGCTGTTTTTGCAGAACCAGCAGCTAAAGAGTTATTGAGTTTTGGTATTGCTGAAAAGTCTTATTGGTGGGATGACGAGCAAAGCGGTTTAACTTGCAAATGTAGACCTGACTGGATTAATAAAGATACGATTGTTGATTTAAAAACCAGTCGATCAGGAGCCAACCCAAACGACTTTGCAAAGGCTGTTGCTAATTTCAAATATCATCTTCAATGCGCTCATTATTTAAATGGTGTTTCTGAAGCTAAAAGGTTTGTATTTCTTGTTGTGCAATCAGAGTATCCATTTGATGTTGGCTTATGGGAGCTTGACGAACTGAGTTTAGAAGAAGGTCAAAAGTTGTCTAGGGATGCTCTAGACAAAATTGCAGAGTGCCGCCTTTTGGATTCATATCCTAGTTGGTGTGAATCTGGCGTACAATCATTAACCTTGCCCAGATGGGCATTTACAACCCCAAATTAAAATGACTTTCTCAGATAAGCAGGTTCAGCTTTTAAACGAACCAATTAATAAAGAAAACGTTTCTTGGAGGTGGGGAGATAAAAAACAAACTTTTAAACTTTCTTATGTAGAAGGCTGGCACGTTATAAAAGAAGCTAACAGAATTTTTGGTTTTGGAGGCTGGTCAAGTGAAACAGTTGAATTGAAATTTATTTCTGAAGAAGCAAGCTCAGTAACATATATAGCTAGGGTAAGAATTACGGTAGGGGATGTTGTAAAAGAAGGCGTTGGTGCTGGCCATGGCCGTATGGGTGGCATTGGTGATAAGCATGAATCAGCCGTAAAGGAAGCAGAGACAGATGCAAGGAAAAGGGCTTTTATGCAGTTTGGAGATCAGTTTGGGTTGTCTTTATATGACAAGCACCAAGCATGGGCTAAGCAAGAACAACGAACACAAAACAAGCCAATTCAACGAACAGATGACGATAAATTTATTAGAGAATGTGAGGCATTTATTAAAAAAACATCTGATCCAGATAAATTAAAAGTTTTAAAAACTAATATCTCAAAACGCTATAAAGAAGAAAAAATCACAGAGAAAGATAGAGACAATTTACTTTCTTTAATCCTTCAGAAAGATGAATGAAGACCCAAACCTTTATACAACAGATGAGCTTGCCTTTGAGCTTGGAATAAAACCCCAAACTCTTAGGCTGTGGCGATCTAAAAGCCGCAAAAATGGCCCGAAAGGCCCGAAATGGCGGGTCGTTCGTAAAAACAATAGCCATCATCGTTATATTTGCTATCACCAAAGCGATATTGATGAATGGCAAAACACTTTAAACAACCCTATTAATTAATTTCATGGACTCAGCATTTACAGCAAAATTCCGTCTTATTCC